CCCATGAGGATCTGCTGTTCCTCGGCGAGCTTGAGGCCGAAGGTCATGCGGCCGTTGATCAGCGTCGCCAGCTGCTTGAAGTCCGCGAGGACCTGCTTCGATGCGTTGATCCAGTGCCCGATCGTCTCGACCGGCACATTCAACCGCTCATAGGTCAGGTTCGACTCGGGCTTGAGGGCGCCTTCGGAAATGACCCCCGCCGCGTTGGTGAACACCAATTCCCGCACCCACTCGATGAGATTCGACTCGGTAGTGCCGACGTCCAGCAGATCCCGCACGGTCAAGGGCATGAAGTTCGGCACAACGACGCCCGGCAAGTACTCGGGAATGATGCCGCCGCCGCCCGATAACGGGATGCTCGTGATCGTCTTCAACTTGAACGGCGCGCTCGTGGCCTTGGCGCTGCGGCCCTTCGGCGCGAACTCCTTGAGCTCGGTCGACTCGATGAATAGTTCGCCGGCGTTCTTGCCTCTGCTTCCGCCGCCGCCCGGGCCGCGCGCCAGCAGCTTCTGCTCGAGATCGAGAATGCGCCGGTCGAGCGCCTGCTTTTCCTCAACTGCCTTCGCGTGGTCGGCCACGATTTTCGCGCCGTCGGCGTTGAGCTTAGCGATCGCGTCTTTCGTACCGTCCTGCACGCTGCCGAATTTTTTGAAATCGTCGTCGTACTTGGCGAGCACGGCTTTGATCTCTGCGCCGTGTGCGGTCAGCGCCTCTCGGATCGCGGCGCGCAGCGCCTCGCCCGAGGGGGCGTCGCACAGCGCGAGCTTGCCGCGATACCAGTAGAAATCTTGTTCGAGGACGTTGCCGTCCCAATCGAGCACGCCGCGCGTGATAATTTTTCGAGCCTGGGGAATGAACATGAGGGGATTTCCTTACGAGAGTTTGAGGGGGTTGTCGCGGATCATCGCCAGGATCGCATCGGTCTCTTTCGAGTCGATGTTTGCCCCGTCAGCATCACGCTGTTCCAGCAAAACCCGCAGGCCGCGACTGGCGATCGCCTTGGCCTGGGTTCGAGAAAAACTCCCTGCCTCGCGCAGGAAATCTTCGAAGTCTGCGAGCGACGGCAAGCTGCCGGCCGCCAATAATGATTTGACCGATGTGATGGTCGCCTCGGTGTTCGCGGGGAACGTCGCGAACGAGTACTCCCACAGATCGAGCGCGATCAGGCGATTGACGTTGGTCGCGCCGTCGTATTCCTCGGTGACCGGGTCATAGCCGATCGACAGGCCGCGGACCACTTTCGCCTTGGCGAGTGCGTGCGCCTCTTTCGCTTGCTGCACGTCATTGATGAGCAGCTGGCCCGCGACGGCCAGGCCCTTGCCGTCTTCGGCGATGTCGGTCGTGTAGCCGATCGGCGAGTGGCTGTCGTGCTGCCAGAGAATCGGCGGCATGGCGTCGTCGGTCTTCCACTTCGCGAGCGATGCGGCGAACGCGCCCGGCACGACAACGTCGCGCATCTGGTCCGCGTTATTGAACGTCGAGGCGTAGCCCTCGAAGGTGCCATCGTCCTTGATCTTTTTGAACAGGAACGGGACCTGGCGATGTTTGAGCTTCATGGCGGCGTTTCCTTGGGCTGACCGATCGGCGGAAAGTTGAAGATGTGCTGCGGCGGCGGTGTCGGCGCCGGCGGCGTCTCACCCAGCTTTTCCAGCGGAACCAAGTTCGATTGCACGGTGAGAATGTCGCCGCCCGGCATCGGGGCTAAATCCTCTTTGGCGCGGATCTCGTTGCGGGTCATGATCCCGTTTTGCGAGAGCGTTGACCAGAGCGCGGAGCGCGCGGCCGAGTCGGCGCCGAGCAGATCGTCGGTGTCGATCGTCAGATACAGCGACGATTTCTGCGGCGTGGCGATCAGCGAGCGGCCGCACTCCTGCTCGAGCCCGCGCACGTACGGACGCAGCGACAGCGACAGCCAGCCCAAGAGCAGCTGCTCGATGCCCGAGCCCCAGGCCGTGACGCCGGCGGCGGCGTGCCCGACCAGCACCGGCGGAACGCTGAACCAGCGGCACACGTCTTCGACCGAGAACTGTCGCGAGGCGAGCAGCTGCACGTCCTGCGGGTTCATGGTGATCGATTTGAAGTCGAGACCGCCCTCGAGCACCATCAGGCCGCCCGACTCCGGCCCCGAGATCGTGAATTTTTTGAGGTCGTCGCGCAGCATGTCGCGCTGCTCTTTCTTCAAGTACTTTTCCGACTGGATGAAGCCGCCGGTGCGCATCCCGTTTTTGAAGGCCTGCGAGGTCGCTTCGTCGGCCGCCTTCGAGATCCCGAGGGAGTTGCGCGCGTACTCGATGCGCGAGAGGCCGACCAGGCCGTCCATGGTGCGATCTCGCCAGTGGAAAATTTGATTGGCGGGAAAGTCCTGCGTCTCGAGCGGCGAGTAGTACTTGTAGCGGATCTCGTACTGCTTCGGGTTCGTGTTCGGGATCTCGAGCCGATACGGCACGACATACTCCGGACGGATCGGATCGATGTTGATCACCTGGTTCTGACTGTTGAGCGTCTTCCTCGCGTAGCCGTTTCCCCACAGCAGCTCGGACGCGATCATGACTTTCCAGAAGCTGCACGAGGACATGTTCTGATTCGGCTGGTCGTGCAACACCGTGTACAGCGGCACGTCGAGCGCCGGCTCGCCGAAGGTCACGTTGCCCGGGCCCTTTCGATTGAGGATGAACGGCAGCGTCGAAATCGTGTCGGCGATCAGCCACACGCATGACCACACGGTAGCGAGCGCGAGCGCCGCGTTCGGCGTGATGATCTGCCCGGTGCCCGCTCGAGCGGCGTTGACCGGTGGCCGCGCCTGGCCGCCGGCGGCGACCGGATAGAAGCCGCCCGACAGCGCGCCGCCGCCGTAGTCGAAGAAGCTATTGAAAAATTCGGCGGTCTTTTTCCGCCAAGCAGGCTGCGCGGCGGTTCTCATCCGACGATCGCCTGGCCGAAGAAGCCGGCCGCGTCTTCGTCGCCGGGCTCGGCCGCTGACAGCCCGAACGCCATCAGGAGCGCGACCATGCCGTCGATCTTTTCGGCGCTGCGTTTTTTGTCGGGTGCTGAGTTGCGATTGCTGTCATAGCGAGGCACCAGGTTAGCGGCGTTCCACAAAAGAATCGGGTTCCCTGCGTGCCGCAGCTTGCCCGAAACGTAGGCGATTTCGCAGGCCTGCATCGCGGGTTGGTACGATCGCGGGCCCTGAATAAACTTCTCCATCTCGATGCCGGCCTCGGCCAATTCGAGCGCCAGCTGCGTCGCGTTCCACGGATCGTACGCTACTTTGGACGGCGAGAAGCGCTCCCAATCGGCGACAACTTCGTCGCGGATCACTCGATAATCGGCGACGTCGCCCTCCGTTTGCGTCAAAAAACCGGCCGAAACCCAGCCCGCGTACGGCACCGATCGGCGCTCGGTGCGCTGTTGCACGGCGAGCGCCGGAACCCAATAGCGGCCCCACGTGTAGTACACATCGTCCTTCAGCCACAGCAAGCGCCAGGCGTTCATGTCGCGCGTGCTCGCGAGATCGAGCGCACCCCAACAGGGATAGCCGACCAGCGCGTCGAGATCGACGGGGCCTGAGCATTTGCGCCAGCGCCGCAGGTCCACCCAGCCGGTGGCGGCGGATGCACGCCGATTGAGCCGCTTGATTTGGAATTCCGAGAGCGCGCCGGGCTGCGAGCGCGCCTCGCTCGCATACTCCTGCATTTTCTCGAGCGCGACCGAGACGCCGAGCATCGGGTTGGCCTTGACCCACTTCGACTGATCGAAGTCGTCATCGTCATCGTCGATCGCGTAGTAGATCACCAGCATGTGATCGCCCTCGAGCACGCGGTTGAGAATCTGCTGTGCGTAGTGGCGGATCTCGGGCCACGGTCCGGGTGTCTCGTAGCCCTCCGTCGTGGTGTACAAGAACAGCGGGTCGCGGCGCGCGCCGGCGGCCGAGCGCAGCACGTCGAAGAGGTCGCGGGTTTTGTGCGCGTGCAGCTCGTCGAATGCGAGCGCCGACGGGTTCAATCCGTCCTGGGTCGAGGCCTTCGAGTTGATCGGCCGGAAGATCCCGCCCGCCTCGTAGCGCACGATCGAGTTCGCGAAGGCCTCGAG